TATAAAAAAGGTGGCAAAGTATCTTCAGCTTCTAAACGTGCTGATGGTTGTGCTATTCGTGGAAAGACGAGAGCATAATGAGAGCTTCTCGTGGTATGGGTGATATTGCTCCATCTAAAATGCCTAAGGGTAAAAAGAAAGCCCGTAGAGATGATACGGACTTTACCCAATATGCCAAAGGTGGCAAGGTTGGCTTGTATGAAAATATTCATAGAAAACGTCAACGTATAGCTGCTGGCTCTGGTGAAAAGATGAGAAAGCCTGGATCTAAAGGCGCACCTACAGCAAAACAATTTAAACAAGCTGCTAAAACAGCTAAGAAATAAGGAATTATATGATTAAGAAATTTGCGCAAAAAATCCTCAAAAAACTCAAAAGTTTGCGTATTTTGCAAAAGTAAGTAGATCATGGCCACCACTACAGGTACCACCTTATTTAATCTAAACATGAATGACCTCATTGAAGAGGCATTTGAACGTTGTGGATTAGAATTAAGAACTGGTTATGATTTTAGAACTGCCAGACGAAGCCTTAATCTATTAACGATTGAATGGGCTAATCGTGGTATTAACCTTTGGACAATTGAAGAAGGTCAAATACCTATGGTAACAGGCCAGATTACATACGCTCTTCCAGTAGATACTATTGACTTATTAAGCATGGTAACTAGAACAGGTAATGGTGGACCAAATCAACAAGATATTAACATCAATCGTATATCAGAAGATACTTATTCAACTATTCCTAATAAGTTGGCTACTGGTCGTCCTATCCAAGTATGGATCAATAGACAAACTGGGATGTCTAATGTAACCACTGTATATTTAGCTGCGTCTATTAGTGCTACAGATACAACCATAACATTAAGTGATGTATCCTCTATTGCATCAGCTGGATTCATTCAGATTGATAATGAAATTATTTACTATCCTAATGTAGATACAGCTAACAATCAATTATTGAATTGTGCTCGTGGTCAAAATAATACAACTGCTGTATTTCATATAGCAACCACAAGCCCACGTAATTACATTACAGTGCAAAACTTACCAAGCATTAATGTATGGCCTACACCTAACTCTCCTGGCAATCAATATACATTTGTATACTGGAGAATGCGTAGAGTTCAAGATGCTGGCACTGGTACAACTATAAATGATATTCCATTTAGATTCTTACCATGTATGGTAGCTGGATTAGCTTATTATTTAGCAATTAAGTCACCAGCAGTAGATCCAAATAGAGTAGCATTCCTACAATCAGATTATGAAAAACAATGGGATCTAGCATCTCAAGAGGACAGAGAAAAGGCACCGATTAGATTTGTGCCTAGAAATATGTCTTATATAAGGTAATCATGGCTACCAAGTATTCTAGTGGTAAACACTCAATTGCCGAATGTGACCGATGTGGTCAGAGATATAAGCTTAAAGAATTAAGAAAGCTTATACTTAAAACGAAGCAGATTAGCGTTAAGGTATGCCCAGAATGCTGGGAACCAGATCAACCACAGTTGTTACTTGGTATGTATCCTGTGAATGATCCACAAGCAGTACGTGAACCAAGACCAGATGTATCCTATCAAGTGTCTGGTAATACAGGTTTACAAACTGGGCAAAACAATTCCTACAATATTCAAGATAATGGATATCCACAAGATGGTAGCCGTCAGATTGAATGGGGTTGGAATCCAGTAGGTGGAGCAAGTTCATTTGATACTTTATTAACGCCTAACCACCTTATAAGTAATGTTATAATAGGCGATGTAACGATTGTCACAACTTAATTAGGAGAAACAAAATGGCATACAAAAAAGCAGCCGATGGTATTACCAAAACAGGTAAAACTAAAGGCAAAAATCTAGGTGATTCAGGACCTACAGTTGGTATTCAATCTGGAAAAGGTTCAAAAGGAGCTTCTACAGTAACTTCATTATCTATGAAGAAACTTGGACGCAATTTAGCAAGAGCAATGAATCAAAAAAAAGGTAAATAATCATGACTAAAGAACGCAAAGTTCCAGTGTCACCAGCAGAAGCTTATCCTTTAGGTCACGCTAAAGAGAATAAAGACGCTAGTGCTTATACTGGATTTAAATATCCTTCTGGCGGTGGCAATGACATTGGTGTTTACAAACAACCTATGACTAACCCAAATGGTACAGAACATGAAGCTGTAGCTATGGCTGGCAACGGAATAAGCAAAATGAATATGTCTGTTGGTGGCGTAAGCAAAGGTAATTATGCAGAAGTTAACCCATACGGTGTTAAAGAAATGCGTGGTTATGGTGCAGCTACTAAAGGTCGTAAGATTAGCGGCAAACAAGGCTAATAATGAACTACGTTCAACTGTATCAAGCAATACAAGATTATGCAGAAACTACAGAACAACTTTTTGTAGCTAATATACCTACGTTTGTTCAAGAAGCTGAAGAGCGTATTTATAATTCAGTTCAAATTCCTGCATTACGTAAAAACGTAACAGGTACTTTGACAGCAAGTAATAAATACTTATCACTTCCAAACGATTGGTTATCTACATATTCCTTAGCTATTATTAAAGCAGATGGAACGTATGAATATCTTTTAAACAAAGATGTAAACTATATTAGACAAGCTTTCCCAAGCCCTACAGATACAGGTACACCAACACATTATGGTCTATTTGGATCTCAATATACTGCTACTAATGAGCTATCTTTAATATTAGGCCCAACACCTGATGCTAGTTATAATGCTGAATTGCATTATTTCTACTATCCACCTACCATTGTACAAGGTCAAATTAATTTAATTGCCTCTACAACTTTAGGTTCGTTATATGTTCCTGGTGTTTACAAAGAAGTTCCCTTAACAGGCGGATCAGGATCTGGTGCTACAGCTACTATTGTAGTTAACTCATCTGGCTCAGTAAGCTCAATTACATTAAATGATGGTGGTCAGTTCTATGTAGTAGGTGACATATTAAGCGCTGCTACATCAAATTTAGGTGGTGCTGGTTCTGGTTTTACAGCCACTGTAAATGGTATATCTAATACAACTGGTACTTCATGGTTAGGTGATAACTATGATCCAGTATTGTTTTATGGTTCAATGCGTGAAGCTATGATCTTCCAAAAACAAGAACCTGATATTATTAAAAACTACGAAGATAAATATCAAGAAGCTATGCAACAACTTAAACGTCTTGGTGATGGCCTTGAAAGAGGTGATGCTTACCGTGATGGCCAGACTAAGCTTAGGGTTAATTCATGATAGTTCAAACAGCTTGCACAGTATTTAAAGCTAATATGCTTAAAGGTCTTGAGAACTTTAATACAGGTACCTCATATACGTACAAAATAGCCCTCTATAACGCATTAGCAGATTTAAATGATGCTACCACAGCCTACACCACAACAAATGAGGTTATAGGCTCAGGATATACGGCTGGCGGGTCAATTTTAACCCCCACCACAATACTTTCAAACACAGAAGATAATACCGCTTATGTGTCTTTTTCTAATGTAGTTTGGAGTCCTGCAAGTTTTACTTGTAGGGGTGCTTTAGTTTATAATAGCACTACTAATGCAGCAGTCTTTGTGTTAAATTTTGGCTCTGATAAAACAGCAACAAACAGTTTCACAGTGCAATTTCCAACGGCAAATTCAACAAGTGCCATTTTAAGAATAAGTTAAGGAGTAATTATGAATCAAAACGAAAAAGGTGGATTTGGAGATAATGCTACCATCACGCTAAATGCTGGTGCTGTTGCCAATGAAACTGTAGGTATTGAAGGCGTTTATCACGTTGAATGCCGTGACGCAGCAGGTAATTTAAAATGGGAAGAATCATTTCCTAATTTAGTCAATGCTGTAGGTAAAGAACTTATGTTAGATACTTTGTTAAAAGGTTCTGCATACACTGTAGTAGGACCATACTTAGGTCTTATCTCAGGTGCTTCACCAACATTTGCAGCATCAGATACAATGACATCACACGCTGGTTGGACAGAGTTTACTAACTACACAGTAGGTGGTTCAGCAGTGCGTGGTACAGCAGTATTTGCATCAGCAACTTCAACTGGTACAACACCATCAAACGTAACAACTTCAGCAGCTACTGCAATTGTTTATACTATTACAGGTGGCGGTGGTACAGTAGGCGGTTGTTTCCTAGTAACAGGTACAGGTGCATCAAGCACACAATCTAATACTAGTGGTACATTGTATTCAGCGGGTGCATTTACAACAGCTAAAATTACAACAGCTGGCGATACAGTAAGCGTTACATACTCAACAACTGCAACAAGCTAAGGAGCTTAAATGGCTCTTGTAGTCAAAGATCGGGTCCAGGAAACCTCCACGACTAGTGGTACAGGTACACTCACGCTCGCAGGAGCAGTGGCTGGTTTTCAAACCTTCTCATCATCAATAGGTAATGGCAATACTACTTTCTATACGATCTACGATAACGTAGCTCAAACATGGGAAGTAGGTGTTGGTACTGTAGGTGCGGGTACTTTATCTCGTGATACAGTATTATCTAACTCTCTTGGTACTACAGCTAAGATTAGTTTTGCTAGTAATGCTAAATCAGTATTTTGTACATACCCAGCAGAACAATCTGTAAATCTTGATGCATCTAATAATGTATCTCCGTTAGGCGTAATCTCATCTGGTACATGGCAAGGTACAACTGTAGGCGTTGCTTATGGTGGTACAGGCGTTACCAGTTCATCAGGTCCTAACTCAGTTGTTCTACGTGACTCTAATTCTAACATTACAGTTAACCGCCTTAATCAAGGCACACAAACAATTACTGCAGCCGCAGGCACTACAAATCTAACAGCAGCATCTCAATACAACCAAACCTTAGTTGGTACTGGTGGACAAACATTTAGATTACCTGATGCTACTACCTTAACAGATACTACTGCTTTCCAATTTAATAACAACGCTACTGGCACACTAACTATTACAGATTATGCTACGGCTACTGTAGGCACTGTAGCTTCAGGTGGCGCTGCAAGTATTGCGTTACTAGATAATTCTACTACTGGTGGCACATGGGACGTACATGGTTATATTCCTGAAAATGTCACTTGGGGTACTAATTCATTAGCTTTAGGTTCTACTGTTATTACTGGTGGTACATGGAATGGTGGAACAATTGGCACTGCATACGGTGGAACAGGACTAACTACCTTCTCTGCAGCTAACTATGCGCTATATTCAACATCAAGTTCAGCTTTAACAGCAGGTACATTACCCGTAGCAGCAGGTGGTACAAACGTTACTTCATTCACAGCTAATGGAATTGTATATGGTAACGGCACATCTGCATTAGGTGTTACAGCAGCAGGTGCTACAGGAGAAGTTTTAGTAGGTAATACAGGATCTGCTCCATCATGGGGAACTTTATCTAGTTCAGCAGTTACATCGTTTAGTGCAGGTACCACAGGATTTACACCGAGCACTGCTACAACAGGTGCAATTACACTTGCAGGTACTTTAGCTACCACTAACGGTGGTACAGGACTTACATCATTTACAAGCGGTGGTGCATTATATGCAACATCATCAAGCGCTTTAACCACTGGTACGCTTCCAATAACTTCTGGTGGTACAGGACAAATATCAGCTTCTGCAGCATTTAATGCATTAAGCCCTATTACTACAACAGGTGATTTGATACTTGGTAATGGTACTAATAGTGCTACAAGATTACCTATTGGCACTAACGGATATGTATTAACATCAGATGGCACTACAGCTTCATGGCAAGCTTCTTCAGGTGGTGTATCTACATTTCAAACATCTTTAAGTGGACTAACACCATCAACAGCTACAAGTGGTGCAATCACATTAGCAGGTACATTAGGTGCTACATCAGGTGGTACTGGACAATCTACTTATACTACTGGTGATATTCTTTATGCATCAGCCACAAATACATTATCTAAATTAACAGCTGGCACTAATGGATATGTTTTAACTTTAGCTGGTGGTGTTCCTTCATGGGCAGCAAGCACTTCATCTGGTGTTTCATTTACCGTTACAGATTTTACAGCAACTGCATCTCAAACAACATTTACAGTCACCTACACAGTAGGCTTAGTAGAAGTTTATAGAAACGGTGTTAAGTTAGCTCAAGCTGACTATACAGCATCTAACGGCACAACAATTGTTTTAGCAACACCTGCTAACTCAGGCGACATTATTGAAGTTGTAGCGTTTGGTGCAGTCAATACGGCAGCTGTCATTACAGCAGAAGACTTTAGTGGTACAGGATCTCAAACAGTTTATACGATGTCTGTCACCCCTGCTAACTCAGAATCAGTCATTATAGCTATATCGGGTGTCGTTCAAGACCCAACCACTTATACTGTATCAGGTACAACATTAACATTCTCAACAGCACCTCCATCAGGTACTAATAATATTTCATGCCGTTATTTAGCGCTTCCAACTGTAACGTCAGGAACAGCCGCAGTAGTTAACGCAACTAATGGTATAATCGTCAATAATTCACAAATCGCAGCTTCATATACAATTCCGTCAGGCAGCAATGCGTTAAGCGTAGGTCCTGTAACGGCAGGTGTGGGAGCAACAGTAACGGTGCCATCAGGTAGTCGTTATATAGTACTTTAAAGGAGAAACACATGGCATCAACCATAAACGCACAAACCACAGGATTTGCAGGAGTAGTTACCACAGCAGATGCTTCGGGGGTATTGAATATTCAGACAGGTGGAGTCACGGCAATCTCTATTAGTGCTTCACAAGTTGTAACATTTGCAAACCCAGTTGCATCTACAACACTATCTAATCCTACAATCACTAACTATACAGAAACTATTTATAGTGCGACAGGTAGCACAACTGTAAACTTATCTAATGGTACTATCCAAAAGATTACAACCTCAGGATCAACTACTATTACACTACCATCAAGCACAACAGGTAAATCATTTACGGTGATTGTAGTTTACGCTGCTGCAGATACATTAACATGGGCAGGTGGCTCTACATTAAAATGGGCTAATAGCACAACACCAACACCTACATCAGCCACAGGCAAGATTGATATTTTTAATTTCTATCAGGACGGAACTAATACATACGGTTCTGTATTCGGACAAAACTTCTAATGTTTAGTGCATCAAAAACATCAGGTCCTTCAGGATATAACCTAACTAACTCATTAAGATTTAGAGCTAGTGCATCTGCTTATTTATCAAGAACACCAGCAAGTGCAGGTAATAGGCAAATAATGACTTACTCTTTTTGGGTTAAAAGAGGTGCTATTACAGGAGATTATAATTTAACAAATGCTACTACTGATGCAAGTAATAGTGCAACATTTTATTTTAATAGCTCTAACAGCCAAACATTTGATGTATTTTTAAGAGTTGCTGGAACAAACTATTCTGTTACTACATCTCAAGTATTCCGTGATCCTTCATCTTGGTATCACATAGTTGTTGCTATAGACACAACACAAGCTACTTCTTCTAATAGAACTAAAGTATATGTTAATGGTACTCAAGTAACGTCTTTTCTAACTGCAAATTACGTTCCACAAAACTCAAACTTAGCATTAAATAATAATGTTGCACAGTATATTGGTGGAACAAATTATTATGACGGCTACATGGCAGAAGTAAACTTTGTAGACGGACAAGCCCTAACACCATCATCATTCGGTGAAACAGATACAGATACAGGTTCATGGAAACCTAAAGCCTACACAGGTACATACGGAACTAATGGCTTTGAATTAAACTTCTCTGACATAGCTACTACATCAGGTTCTAATGCAGGTCTAGGTAAAGACTTTAGTGG